AGTGTCTTCCGACGACACTGGAGAGTGTCTTCCGACGACACTGGAGAGTGTCTTGTGAAAAAATACACAACTAAATTCCTGTGCACACAGTAGCCATGAGCAAGCTGCAGCTCAGAAAGTTTCGCCCGGAAACAATGGCGGACGATAAAATATGTGTCTTTATCGGAAAAAGAAACACCGGCAAGTCGGTGCTCGTGACTGACATCTTGTACCACAAGAAGCATCTTCCAGCGGGGATAGTCATGTCGGCGACGGAAGACGGCAACCACCATTACAAAAAGTTTGTCCCCGACCTGTTTATTTACGGAGACTACGACCGCGACGCTATAGAAAGGGTCCTTGCCCGCCAAAAGACGCTGGTGAGTCAAGGGAAGCAAAACTGCGGGGCGTTCATGTTACTTGACGACTGCATGTACGACAGAAAGTTTATGAAGGACGTGTGCATCAGACAGTGTTTCATGAACGGTCGTCACTGGAAAATCTTTTTCATGCTGACGATGCAGTACTGCATGGACCTGACACCCGACCTCAGAGCAAACATAGACTACATCTTCGTTCTCAGAGAGAACATCCTTCAGAACAGAGAAAAGATTTACAAAAACTTTTTTGGAATATTTCCTAGTTTTGAGATGTTCAATCAAGTGATGAACTCTTGCACAGAAAACTTTGAGTGTCTCGTACTTGACAACACGTCGCGGAGTAACAGAATAGAGGACTGTGTATTCTGGTACAAGGCGAAACTTCATTCAAATTTTAGGATTGGTTCGCCGTCCCTGTGGGCTTTTCACCAAAAGAATTACAACCCGAAACACGACACAGACCCAGCTCCTAGAAAGGAACATACAAAAAAGACATCAACGGCGGTTACGGTTGTTAAATCTCGTTAAAGATTTTATATGTTGTAATATAAATGTTTCTTTTGCTTTCACTGTTACTGTCTACTACGTCGGCTCGCATACTAGACACTCAGAAACCGCGCACAGGCTGCGACGCCTGCAAGGTTGCGCTTCCGGCAGTCTTGTGCAATAAGATTGGAGCGTGTCAAGCGGTAACATGCCCTCCTCGCGGCTTTGACTCTGTTCCTTCGTTTTCCCCCGCCCACTGGATAGAGGCTCCGTGGTACATTGTCCAACAGGAGCCCACGCTGTACCAGCCTGTCGAGAACCTCTTTTGCGTTCGAGCCGACTACTCCCTGCTTCCCAACGGAGAGATTAACGTCCACAACCAGGAGAGGAAGGGGTCTGTCAGCGGAGAACTCCAGAGCGCCTTGCTCCGCGCCGTCTACGTCGACGCGGACACTGGCAAACTCAAAGTTGGCCCAGACTTTGTGCCCAGGTCACTCTTCGGCCCGTACTGGGTCGTGGCCACTGACTCGTACCCCACCGACCCTAACTTTAAAGGATACGAGTGGGCGGTTGTAAGCGCCGGGCCTCCGTCCACGCCATCGAACGGTGGGTGCAAGAACACCGGAGTCGTAAACGACGTTGGCTTGTGGCTCTTCTCGAGGTCACCTAACCCGTCCCAAAAGGATGTTCAGGCTATGCGCGACGTAGCCGCCGCAAAAGGCTTCGACCTCAGTGTACTTGTAAATGTCGAGCAGAACAAGTGTACGTAATTTTTTAATTGTTAAAACCTTTGCACCAGGTAACATGGACAGTGTCAGCACCATGAACCTGAGCGAAGGCGGAGACTCTTCCATGACTCCATTCTTTTCTTCCCCTCCAGCCCCCGAGGGGAGGCTGGCGCAAAAACCACAGGAGGGTCAAATGCACTCTGTGTACTCGCCGAACGTCCCCGAGGCTCCCGAAAAAAATTCTACCGAAAAAAATAGTGGTAAATCCAAAGCAATGGATTCTACACCGTTGAGCGACCTTATGATGCCAGGAGAGGACTACCTTGGACCGGCTGGAGGCGCCGCCGATCCAAGGTACATGATGGCTCCGCAGCCTTCGTACGTGCAGCAGCAAATGCCCACGCCACAGGGGTACGCAGCCACGGCTCAGAAGCCGCAGAAGCCAGCCACTTCGAGCAAAAACCCTATGAACCTCACCGACGAGCAGATGGAGGCTCTCCTTGCCGGAGCCGCAGCGCTCCTTGCATTTTCGGGTTTTGCTCAGGACAAGCTGTCTACTCTCGTCCCGAAGTTCCTGGACGAGGCTGGCAGGAGGTCTACTATGGGCTCTCTCGTGACTGCTCTTCTAGTGGCTATTATATTCTATTTTGGTCGCAAGTTTGTCATCCGTGATTAAAATCCACCTCCACCGCCTCCGCCTAGAGCGTTTGAACCGTACATGTCAATCTGAGTCGAGAGAACGAGCATTCCGAATATGAATGCGCTCACAGGAACGAACGTGATGACGTTTGCATCCTTCACTCCCGTGGATGAAAGAATGATCCAGACGAAGAGCGCGCATGCTGATGCGCCCATGATGACAGGGTACGAAACCCAGAAGCTGCCCTTGCGAGTCAGGATCGCAATCGCGACGGGGTACAGGATGGTTAGCATGGCGGACGAAACAAGAGGGTTTGTCTGGTTAAAATATGTAATCAAAACAGGCAGCATCATGATTATCGACCACAGCAAGACTCCGGTGAAAATCTGTCCCCATGATAAACCAGCTTGCATTTATAGTAGGCACATAAAATAATTATTCAGTCCTGGATGTGTTGACCGCAAAATTCCTTTTTGGTCGGAATCCTTTCATACATTCCGATGCTACTCGCCAAGTCTCTCAGTTCTGCAAAGTTTTTCCAAAACTGTTCAGAATGTGAATACTCGTCAACTGTAGAATGAGCGAGTTCGTGTAAGAGGACGTGGAACACGTCGTTAGGGTCCCCTCTGAGACACAGGCCTATTTCGTACCCTTTGTTTGAATTGTATCCCAGGTCTCCTGATTCTTTGCCTACAAGAAGTATAGGATTCTCTAGGACCCAAAACTTTTCAGGTACAGACTCGTGATGTGTTTGTATGTACTTTCTCAGAACTTTGTACCTTTGTTTCACTTCTCGCAGGTTTTCAGGGTCTCGTGTGATATAAATGAGATACACGTCGAGTACTATCAGTATCATTATGAGTGACCATTTCATTTATAATGTACGAACAAAAATAAACCGAGAGTACAGTGTACTCAGTTTGGTGCCGTCTAGAGGAACCCATTCCTCGAGCTGAAACCCATTTTCTAGTAGCTCGGTTATAAGAATGTCTCTGTAAGCTATAGGCTCGCTTTTGGCTTCTCCGTTGTAAAAAGGTGTATCAACCAACATGACAAATACTTTTTCTCCAAAGTTTCCAAGCCCTGTATTCTCTTTGCGAACGAAAAAGTTTCCGAGCTCGTCTTTGAAAGGCGTCTCCATGAGAACGCTCTCGGAGTCTGGTATCACGCCTATGAGTTTTCCACCCGGTTTCAGACGGTCGCGTATTGCTCTGATACTCTGTCTAAACAGTTTTTCGTTTGCAAAGATGTAATGAAGCGAAAAATTGTAGCACACAACGTCGTACCTTTTGTTTGTCGGACACGCGAGTATGTCGCCGTGGTACATCACGGGTTCGACACCTTTTATCTTTGAAGCGCGACTCTTTGCCTCCGCGAGAGCGTCGGAGCTCGGGTCGCACATGTCAAGGGTTCTGATTCCAGACGAGACCCACTTGTGCAGGTCTCCTCCGAAGCCGCATCCCACGTCGAGGACGCTGTTTCCAGGCTTTACACACCTCTGTATGAGCTCCCTCTTGACGTCGTTGTGGTGCTGACGTATCTTTTCCATTACTAGATTAAAATATTTTTAAAATGTAAATGAATATAATAAGTATATTAGTAATCATGTGTTTATGTTCATCTGGTGTATCAGCATCCAGTATAGGGTTTTATTATGACAAAGATGGGTACTTTAGCACGTCAGGTCTGGGGCTGTTATGCAGCTGCATTCTTATAATGGTTGTATCAGCTGCTGGGTTATACATTTCTAGATGAGAGCCCTAGGCGCACAAGCGCCCTAGGCGCACATCCTGAAACACTCCCACCTGTTCTTACTCCTATCTGAAATGTCAGAAAACTCTTCAATGGTGAAAGAGTCGCCCATGGACTTGTTGCACTTTGAACAAATGGGTCTCAAGTTGTCTATACTTGTAGAACCCCCTTTACTTTCGGGGACGTTGTGTCCAGCCTCAAACGTAAAGGGGGTAATAATGTTTTCGCACCACTTGACGTAACACTTGTGCTTAAAGTTCTTGTCCCCGAGGTACACGAGCCACACCTGTTCTTTCAGTGCTAGAGGAATCTTCTTTTTTTTCATCTAAGTATATGATACATAACTTCTCTAAATGACTTACACTTGTGTTTTAGACCTAGACGGAAAGTTTGAAAAAAAGACTGTATGGACAGTCTTTCAAGAGGCTCAGAGCTGGGCAGTGACACACGCAAGAATAGTTCCAGGAACTGGAAAATACACTGTAACTATACTAGAAGATGACAAAGTTTTAAAAGTTTTATTTTAATACGAGTGTACAATAAATGAACATCAAGGGCGCTGTTATTATGCTGTTTCTGGAATACTTTGTGCTTCTGAACCTGTACAGGCGCTCGGGTACTCTCCAGGTTATTTCTCTGATAGTTGCCCCTCTCATGATACTTGTAGCAAGTTACTTTGCGGGAACTGACGTTCCAAAACTCTTTCTTGCATTTATTTTGATGGAAATTTCGCTGTCACTGGTAGGGTACAAGCTCACACCCGATGCTTCTTTTATCGAGAGGCTTATCGTCGCGTCGAGCTTTGGCGTGACAGCGTCTCTTATCGGAAAAGCAGCTTAAAGTTTTTGTGTCTACTATTAGTAGAAAATGTCACTTGAGCAGACGTACACGACTCTCCCCGGTCAGATTTTTGCGTGCATTTCCATCGTCGGACCTGACTGCCCCCAGAAGTCTGACAAGTTTGGACTCAAGATTTACGGTTCGTTTGCTACGCGCGAAGAGGCGTCCAGCCACGCGCGGCGTCTGCAGAAGGAGGATGCCACCTTTGACATTTACGTCGTCGACATGTACAAGTGGCTTCTGATTCCCCCCGACCGCGAGCACATAGAGGATGTGCACTATAACGATGAGAAGCTCGAGGAGATTATGAGCAAGTACCGCGAGAACCAGGCTCTCGGTACCAAGCTCTTTGAGGAGCGCAAGCGTGACATGATGGCCAAGCCCATCCCAGGTGAGATGCCGTACATCAAGCCAGGTGACGAAAACTCCAAGTTTTACAACAAGCCCGACGAGCCTCCTATCAGCCACCCGGCTGAGGTTCTCAAGAGGCTGCAAGAGGAAAAGCCCGACGCACCCGTCTCCGAGCTTGTCATCGAGGCCGACGCCATTGTTGCGGAGGAGATTAAGGAGCGCCAGCGCCAGCGCCTAGAGGCTCTGGCTCTTGAGAGTGACAAAACAAAATAAATACATGTAACAAATAATGGGAAACTTGTCAGTCGTCCTAAACATTTTTACAATAATTTTGGTTGGAACGTTCTTTTACATTACATTTTTGGCTTACAATAACAGGGTAAACAAAAATGAAGTGTGGTTAGGTACTTTCAAAAGAGTATTTTCAGGGGAACAAGAACTTAACAAAGCGCTGGCTTCAAACGTCGTAGCGCCCGTGTCCTTTATCGGTCAGGATTGGTCTGAAACGCCGTGCAACGAGTCCCTTTTTGGAAAGGGGATAGACAGTGTTGACATAGTTGACGCTGACAATCAAGACAGTCTAGTAG